AACCGGCCTCGGCCAGAATGTGGGCCACACCCACCACCAGACTCCCCGGAATCTGACCTTATGAGGCGCGCCTTCGCATCCGCGCGTTGACACCCCGGTGACCGGATGATCGCTTGATCGATCGTGGCTGATACGATCTGGACGCAAGCGGACATCGACAAGCTCAAGGCAGCCGTGGCGAGTGGCGTGCTCTCGGTCAGCTACGATGGGCCGCCCAAACGGCAGGTGACCTACCAGTCGTTGCGCGACATGCGAGACCTGCTCGCCGAGATGCGCCGCGAGGTGAAGGGCAGCGAGTCGTTCAGGCTCGCGGCGACCAGCAAGGGGTTCGGAGGGCGGATGGTCGGCAACGGTGGGGACATCTGATGGCCGCGGAGCGACCACCGCTGTTCGAGCGCATGATCATGGCGATCGCACCGCGCTGGGGTCTCGCTCGAGCTCGAGCCCGGCTGCTGGCCCGGAACTACGAGGCCGCACAGGCCGGCCGGCGCACGAGCGGATGGGGCCGCGCGCTTACCGATCCAAACGCGGCGGCGCAAGGCGCGCAGCTCGCGTACCTGCGCGCGCACGCGCGCGACCTGGTGCGCAACAACCCATGGGCTCGGCGAGGGCTGCAGACGATCACCCGCAACACCGTCGGGTGGGGCATCCGGCCGAATGCGACGGGTGGAGGCGCCGAGCGCGTGATGGAATTGTTCCGCCGCTGGGGCGAGACAACCGACTGCGATGCGGCAGGACGGCTCACGTTCTTCGGTCTTCAGCGTCAGGTAATGCGCACCGTCGTCGAGGCCGGCGAGGTGCTGATCCGCATGCGACCCCGGCGCCTGAGCGACGGGCTGGCGATCCCGCTGCAGCTGCAGCTTCTCGAGCCCGACTTCATCGACACGTCGCGGGATGGGATCATCGGCGAAGCCGGCGGCCCGATCGTGCAGGGCATCGAGCACGATGCGATCGGCCGGCGCGTGGCCTACTGGCTCTTCGACCGGCACCCCGGATCGATCGGCGCGGTGATGAGTTCGTCCGGCAAGCTCAACCCGGTGTCCCGTCGGATCCCCGCAGATGGCATCCTCCACGTGTTCAACCAGGAGAGGCCAGGCCAGGTTCGCGGGCCGTCGTGGTTCGCGAGCGTCGATGTGAGGCTTCACGACTTCGACGAGTTCGAGGACGCCACGTTGATGAAGCACAAGATCGCCGCCTGCATGGCGGCGTTCGTGACGGACATCGACGGGACCAACACCCCGCTGGGCGTGGGAGGAACGGACTCGACCACGGGCAGCGCGATCGATTCGTTCGAGCCCGGGATGATCATCCCGTTGCCGCCGGGCAAGAACGTACAGATCGCGAACCCGCCGGTCTCCAACGATCACCAGCCGTACAGCGCGACCGCACTTCGCGGTGTGGCCGCCGGGCTCGGCGTGACCTACGAAGACCTGACGAACGATTACTCGCAGGTCAATTTCTCGTCGGCACGGATGGCGCGGATCGCTCACTTCGGCGACGTGCACGACTGGCGGTGGAACATGCTGATCCCGCAGTTCTGCGCGCCGGCGTGGCGCTGGATGATCAACGCGCTGATCCTCGCGGGAGAACGCGTGGAAGATGCGCCGGCCGAGTGGACACCGCCGCCGGTTCCGATGGTCGACCCCGACTCGGAAGGCAAGGCGCTGAGGGAGCTGGTTCGGACAGGCGCGATGACACCTGACGAGATGGTCCGAGAGCAAGGATTCGATCCGGACCAGCATTGGAAGGAGTATGCCGCTAGCCTTGCGCGCCTCGACAAGCTCGGCATCGTGATCGACAGCGACGCCCGGCGCACCACCGGCCAGGGCCAGTCACAGGCACCGACAACCGATACCGCGGCGGCGACACCTAAGAACGGCGCGAAGCCGGCGGCAAACGGGAAGCCTGCTGCTCCATCGGCATGACGGCGGAGCCGCTCCTCCGCGTCCAGCAGTTGACACCGCGCGGCCAGCGATGATCGCCATGTCCGGGATGGCAAAGGCCGCGCACGAAACGACCGTAGAACTGCCGACGCTCACGCGCGCCGCGTCGTTTACTCCGGGGACGGTGGACGCGACCAAGCGCACCATCGACATGGTGTGGACCACCGGCGCGCCGGTGATGCGCGGGTACTACAACAAGTACTGGGAGACGCTCTCGCTCGATCCGTCGGCCGTGCGGATGGGGCGCCTCAACAACGGCGCGCCGTTGTTGAACGCCCACCAGGGCTATGACGCGCTCGACGTGATCGGCGTGGTCCAGTCGGCGAGTCTCGGAACCCCGGCCACGGCCACGGTGCGTTTCGCGCGGGCCGAGGACTCACCGGAGGCTGACCAGATCTTCCGGCTGGTGTCCGACGGCATCCTGCAGAAGACCTCGGTCGGCTACAACGTGTATCGACTGGAGCAACAGGACGACGGCCCCGACGGCGTCCCGGTGTTCATGGCTACTGATTGGGAGCCATGCGAGCTGACCGTTGCGCCGATCGCAGCGGACGATGGCGCAGGCTTTCGCTCGGCGGACAAGCAGGCTCCGAACAAGTGCGTATTTGTGACGCGACAACAAGGAAGGACGACGATGGCGACCGAGAACGAGAGCATCCCGACCAATCAACCAGCCGCGGGCAAGCCCTCGTCGGCGGCCATCGAGGCGACCCGCGCGGCGGCAGCGGCCCGCGTCGAAGACGCCAAGGCTCGCGCCGAAGAGGCTCTCGCGGCGGCGCAGCAGGCGACGGTCGACGAGCGAGAGCGCGTGGCTGGCATTCGCTCGCTCGCCCGGCGCTCCAAGCTCGGAGACCAGTGGGCCGACGTCCTCATCGAAAAAGGCACGTCGGTCGCGGATGCCCGCGCGGCGGCGTTCGATTCGATGGCCGACGATGGCGAGCGAACGGAGATCAGGGGATGCACCCGGATCAGCGCTGAGGAAGACCAGCGGGACAAGTTCATCCGCGGCGCCTCGGCGTGGATGTTCGAGCGCACGGGCACCCGCGACCTCATAGAGCGCGCGGTCGCGAAGAATCCGCGGCTGTTCCGCGGCGAGCAGATCGAGTTCGACGGTGGCGAGTACCGGGGGTACCGGCCGGTCGAGCTGGCGCGTATGTGCCTCGAGCGCAACGGCGTTCGCACGGCCGGCATGGATCCGATGAAGATGATCGGGCTGGCCTTCATGCAGCGGTCGGGTCCGGCGCAGACCGCAGGTGACTTCCCGATCCTGCTCGAGAACGTGTTGGGCAAGGTGCTGCTCGGAGCGTACGCGACCCAAGAGAACACCTGGGAGCGGTTCTGTGGCACAGATCAGGTTCCCGACTTCCGCACAAGCAACCGATACCGTACTGGGTCGCTGCCGAGCCTCGACGTGATCCCGGAGCACGCCGAGTACAAGAACGCGAGCATCCCGGACGGATCGAAGTACGCGCTCAGCACGCAGCGCACCGGCAAGATGTTCGCCGTCTCGCAGGAGACGATTATCAACGACGACATGGGCGCGCTCACGCAGATGGCGATGGAGCTCGGCCGTTCGGGTGCACGGACGATCGAGAACGCGGTCTATGCGCTGCTCGCGCTGAACAGCGGACTCGGTCCGACGCAGGCCGACTCGCAGCCGTTCTTTCATGCGAATCGCGCGAACGTCGGCACCGGCTCAGCGATCGCGGCGCTCGCGCTCGACGCCGATCGCGTGCTGATGCGTGCCCAGAAGGATCCGAACAACCTCGATTTCCTCGACCTCAACCCGACGATTCTGCTCGTGCCCGACGCGCTGCGCGGCACGGCCGACGTCATCAACGATTCGCAGTACGACCCCGACACCGCGAACAAGCTGAACCGTAAGAACCTCGCGTACAAGATGTTCACGGACATCATCGGCACACCGCGACTCGCGGCGAACACGACGCGGCGGTACCTGTTCAGCAACCCGGCGATCGCGGCGGCTATCGTCGTCGTGTTTCTCGAGGGCTACGGCCGCAGCCCTGTGATGGAGACGCGCGACGGGTGGCGCGTGGACGGCGTCGAATGGAAGGTCTCGCTATACGCCAAGGCGCAGATGGCCGATCCCAAGGCCGCCGTCACCAACGCAGGCGCGTAGGCAATCAGCACGATCCCGGAGCAGATCAACAACATCGGCAGGCGCTGATGCGCCAGCAGGCAGGAGCGAGACATGGCCACGAATTTCGTCCAAAAGGGAAGCATCCTCGGACTCACGGCACCAACCGGTGGCGTCACCGCCGGCGTGCCCGTACTCATCGGCGGGCTGTTCGTCATCCCGACCTCGTCGGCGACCGTCGGCGTGGTGTTCCAGGGCGACGTTGTCGGCGTCTGGAACCTGACGAAGAATTCCGGCGAGACATGGACCGAGGGTGAGGCCGTGTACTGGGACGTCGCCAACCTTCGCTCGACGAACGATTCCAGCGCAGGTCTGCCGATCGGCGTCGCGGCGGACACGGGCGGCGCCGCTTCTGCGGCAGTTCTTGCCGCGGTTCGGCTCAATGGGACGTCGCTCAGCGGTCGGCTGATCGAGCAACGCTTCCGTCGCACGATCGCGCAGGTCAACGCGGGAACCACGCTCGTCCCCGCGATCCCAGGGATCAAGATCCGGCTCGTGGAGGCTTCGGCTATCGCGATCGGTGGCGCGGTCACGTCGGTTACGACGGTCGACATCCTCGGAACGCTGACCTCGAGCCGAAAGCTGGTGGCGTTCGCCCAGGCGTCGCTGACCCAGAGCACGCAGCTCAAGTCCGGCGGCACGGGCGCGGCGATCCTCGCCGACGGGGTGAGCTTCACGGCGAACGACGCGAACACCGCGATCACGGCGAACATCACGGGCTCGGCGATCACGGTCGCGACGAACATCGACTTCGACCTCAAGTACGCGCTCGAGTAGCGCGGCCGCACGAAATTCGCCGGCAAGGACACATTCCGTGCAGGCGACGTCGACCACGCATGCAGGGAGTGAATTGCCATGAAGAATGTCCTGGTCGTGTTGTGTATCGCTCACCTGTCGTCTACTGCCCATGCATCGCCCTGGGAGCGGCACGTCATCACCGCAGGCTCGGCCGTTGGCGACCATCGCGGCTCGGATGGTGTGCATGTCCTCGGAGATGATGTCGCGACCGCGTGGGAGGAGGGAGGCATCGTAACCGTGGCGCATCGCCCGGCCGATCCGGCGCTTCCGTGGCCGACCGATGTGCTCGCCACCGGGCTGGCGGGTGTCGAGGACGCCAAGCTCGGCGACGTGGACGGAGACGGCGTGCCGGACGTGGCCAGCGGATCCGACAGCGGGGCGCGCGTCTACGTCTCGTTCGGCGGAGGGCCGACGATCGACCTCGTGGCGAGCCACGGCCACAACCGGGTGATGCAGGTCGCGCTCGCGGATGTGGACGGCGACGGCCGCCCGGACATCGTGTTCGGATCGCGAGTCGGGACCGCGGCGAACCCCGCGGTGATCGCCTGGCTCGGCAATCCTGGCGCGGCCGCGCGCGACCCGGCGGCGTGGACCTACCACCCCATCTCGCTCGCAGGCTGGGCGATGTCGATCATCCCGCTCGATGCGGACGGGGACGGCGACCTGGACGTCGTGGTAAGCGACCGTACGAGCTACAAGGACGCCGCGGGCGTGACGCGCTGGGACCTCTACGGCGCGCGATGGGAGGAGCAGACGCCCAGCGGATGGACCAATCACGCCATCTCAACGCCGGCTGGGTCGTGCGGCACGTGCACGCCGGGGGACGAGATGTTTCTCCGCGTGGTCGACTGGGACGGCGACGGCCAGCTCGACGTGCTCGATGGGACCTCGAGCGCC